CGGCAGCCGCCCCATCGCTGACACGTCCGTCCCCGCGCGTGGACTGATAGACGCTGTACACGAATGGCGTGTTCCACGTCGGCGCGGCGGGGACGGACGTGTCAGCGATGGGGCGGCTGCCGACCGAGCCCCCGTCGCCGTCGCCCAGCGCCTTGTAGAAGCCCCCGACCACGAGCTGGCTCTCGCCGCCCTCCGGGACCACATACGGCGTCAGGTCAAACCAGTTGCCGTCCATGTCCCGGAAGGCGACGCCCATCTCCTCGGTGATGGGCCACGTCATCTCGGTGAGCCGCAGCTTCATGGGGTACATCCGGTCACCCCGGAAGTTCACCTCGTTGTTGATGTCCACGACCCCGATATCCGGGTCGAACACCCACATATAGTCGCCGACCGCGACGTCGCCCTTCAGGTCGTAGTCGTTACTGCTCAAGGTGATGGCGCGCTTGGCGTCGCTGAACCGGTTGAGCTGAAGCTGCGCCCGCGCGGGTGCGTTGGTGGCGTCCGTGTCGCTCTCGCTGATGAAGCGGGTCAGCTTCACGGCGTTCCCGAACAAGTCCTTGTACGGGTTGAGCACCGGGGCAATATCAGCGGTCGCGGTCACCGTGGCGGCTTCAGCACCACTGGCCAGCAACACCGTGCGTGTGGTGAAGTCGCTCATGTCGACTTCGGTGGACATCGCGCCGCTCATGGCCCGCAGGAACATGTCCACTCCGGCACCCCGGCGCACCAGGGCCGCTTCCGGGACCACAGTGAACAGATCACTTTCCAGACCGGCGTCCACACTGGCGTTCCCGTTGATCCGCCACGCGCATTCCAGTGTGCCGCACATATAGTTCAGCGCGTCGCGTGGCGTCGTGTACTGGAACGTGTAGTCGAACGTCTTGGGCACCGCCACGATGGTGCCTGCGACAGTGGAGATGGGGAGGAGCGCCGCCACCCACGCGGCGAAGGACGTGTTCAGTGTCAGGGGTGCCTCGATGGCATGGCCCTTGCCGTCTTCATCACCGAGCCAGAACGCCATGCCAGGACCCTTGAGGGTGTATCGCACGCCCTGCTCCGTGGGGGCGTTGCCCTTCCCACGATAGACCCCGACGTACCGGCTGTCCAGCAGGAGCGCGTCCCGCGCAAGGTGCGGTTCCACGGCTCCAGCGTGGATGGCCACGTGCCCGAACACGTCCAGTTGATCCAGGATCTCCTTCGGCGTGGCCTCGCTGAGTGTCAGAGACCACTCTCCCAGGCCCTGCAATACTTCCGTCACGCTCATCGCCGCACCCCCTTCACTGTCTCACTCGCAGCCCCGAGGTACTGCGCGAAGAGCTGGGCTGCCAGATCTCCCGTGCCCGCACCGGACCGCTCGATGGCCACGAACGCATCTAGCGTCGGCGTGGTGGTCTTGCTGAGGCCACCGTTCACGTTGTCCGCCGTGAATGTGCGTGCACTGCCCATCACGAACCGGTGCCCGTTGCCGTCTGCGCTGGTGGCGCGAATGTAGCCGGTGGACGCGGTCGTGGCCTCGGCGGTGGCGCGCACCAGCTTCAGCGTCGTACCGAACTGGTGCTGGACGTACACCTCCGCCAGACGGCTCCCGCGCCGCAGCGTCAGGTCCACCATGACACGCCCCGGCGCCAGGCTCTTGGTCAGCCGCACCGTGACGCATTCGAGGTCGTTGCGCAGCACCGTGACGTAGTCCGGTACTGGCATGGCCACCGCCGGACCCGTCCCGTATACGACCTGGAACTCCTTGGCCTGCCAGGCCGAGCCGCTCCAGTGCGACAGGATCAGGTTGCCGTTTGCGGCGTTCACCTGGATGCGCACCAGCCCGTTGTGCACCTCCCACCCCGTCGGCACCAGGTCCATGCGCGCGGCCACCCGCTCCCGACCCAGGCTGTCCAAGAACCGCACTCGGCCCAGCAGGGCATTGGCGGCGGTCGTACCCCACCGGGGGTTGATACCCATCGTGATGGTGCGGTACACGGTCATGGCCCCGTCGACTCCGGTGCGCGTGACCACGTTGGGCAGCGTGCTGCCCGCGCTGTACCCGATATGGTTGAGGCCCGGGGCATGCCACCGTTCGCCGGTCGCGGAGTGGTCATTGGCCCGGGTCTGGGGGCCCGCGAGTCGGGCCTCCAGATCAGTGTCTCCTTGGTAGCCCGCACGGCGCAGCTTCAGCGACCACGGCATGACGGCCATGTTCTGCGGCACCCACTTCGTGTAGGTCGCGCTGGCGTCCGCCACCTGATAGAAGCCGTTGAGCTCGGGCTTCTGCGTGAACGTGACCGGCACGAGCTGGCCCTTCAGTGCCACCACGTCATCCACGCGCTGCATGACCTCGTTCAGTGTCAAGCGCCCGTAGGACTCCTGGCCTTCCACGTCCATGTCCGCATAGCCATCACTCGCGGACAGCCCCGCCGACGAGTCTTCGCGCAGGGGCAAGCGCCCGACCTGCATGACCCCATAGGTCGCCATTACTTGTACCCCTTCGCGTAGTCAGAAAGACCCTTCTCGATGGCGGACATCGCGTTCCGCCACGCCACCGGGTTCGTGGGATCCAGCGTGGCGTTGATGGGGATGGTGATGTTTTCCACGGTCAGGTTGATGGTCTCCCCCACCGCGCCCGGCGCAGCCACGGCTGGAGTGCCGGGCTGGAGCCCGAGCTGGGCTGCGGTGGTGGGGAAGGGGGAGGAAGGACTGGTCAGGTTCATCCCGCCCGTGGCCAACAGCTCCATGGAGCGCTGGATCTGCAGCTGGCCGTCGTTCAGCGCGTTGTCGTAGCCCTGTGTGGTGTTGACGCCGACTTCGTACATGACCTTCGACGGACTGTGGATGCCCAAGGCGTTCTTGGCCGCGTTGACCGCGCCCTGTACCACGTCCTTGGCCGCGTTGGCGATGTTGCCCGCCATCTGCTTCACGCCATTGATCATGCCCTGGATCAGGTCGCGACCCATCCCGACGAGCAGGCCGAGCAGGTTGCCGATGGCGCTCATGATGTTGCCCGGCAGGTCCCGGAAGAACTGCAGGACGTTGTTGATCCACGTGCTCACGGTCTCCCGCGCCTGCGCGAGTGCGTTGGCCCACCATGCGTTGTAGCGCACCAGGAAGTTGACGACGGCGTTCCAGATGTCGTTCCACAGGTTGACGAAGAAGTTCTTGATGGCGTTCCAGACGTTCATTGTGAACGCCTTGATCTCTTCCCAGTGGTCAATGATAAACGCCACCACGAGGCCGATGCCGCCGGTGAAGATACCCAGGATGTAGGGCCACCAGTCAATGAAGAACTGCTTGATGGCGTTCCACACCGTTTCCGCGGTGTTCTTGATCCATTCCCAGGCTGCCAGCAGCCAGCCCTTGATGGTGTCCCAGTTGGCGATGATGATGGCCACCAGCGCGATGATGCCCGCGATGATGAGCGCCCACGGGTTCGCGATGAGCCACGCTGCCGCGATGATGAGCGCATTGGCCATGGCCACCGCTGCCGACCGGATCCAGCCCGCCGCCTGCACGGCAAAGGCTGCCACGTACGAGGCCGTCATGCGCGCCGCTCCGGCGACTGCCGCCGCCGCCGCACTGGCCTGGGTGGCGATCCAGATGCCGATCTTCTTGACGGCGTCCAGAGCCTGCAGACCCGTGGTGTACAACGCCAACCCGATGGTCTTCAGACCAGACGCCATGCCCGCGAAGTTGATGGCGCCGATGACGGTTGCCAGCGCCTGGAACAAGCTAACCACCTTGACCACGGCAAAGGTCACGCCGATGAGCGCCACGCTGGCCAGCGCAGCCCAGACGATCACCTTCTGCGTCTCGGGGTCCAGCTTGCTGAACCAGTCCGCCGCCTTCTCCACCATCCCGGCCAGGTCCCGCAGCACCGGGATGAACAGGTGGACCTCGGCGGGCAGCGCGGCGCCGTCCGGCCGGCACCGGGCCAGGGTGCGGGCGGCCACGGCGGCCACGTCCGGCGCTGACTGGGCCGCCCGGCCGAGCACCTGCCAACCGGCCGCCCACCGCTGCGGTGTGGGGTCGGCCGCGACCACTGCGGCTACCGCGGC